TTGTGTTCCTGTGGAATTCGCCGAGGCCTCCGGCGCGCCGGTTTTTGCCGCGCGGGCTTTCAGGATCGGCTCGTACTTGCTCTTGATCGCGGTCGCGGCTTTACCGCTGAGCTTGTGAGCGCCAATTCCCGCGAAGATGCCGGTAAGGTCCCCGGCCACCGCGGCATATTCTTTCGGCAGCCCGAGCGCCGTCAGCCCTTTCTCCACGGCAGCCTGCGAGATCATGCCCGCGCCGACGCTCACCGCAGTCTTCAACGGCGCCGTCACGCCGGACGCGGCCATCAGCGGCGTCGCCGCTTCGAAGGCGCCCGAGACGACTTTATGAGCGCCGCCGAATTTCTGGCGCGCGCCCGGCTGGGCCATCTGCTCGACGCCTTCGCCGATTTTCCGGCCGCCTGTGACCGGCGAGTCGAGGAGCCCGAGCAACCCCGTGCTCAGTCCCGGCGGGAGGATCTTTTCCGCCTCGCCGGTCTTCGCATTGATCCGGGTCGGCGCTTCCGCGATTCGCTGCTGATCGGATTTCAGGCCTTCGGGCAGCGGGGCGGGCGCGATCGGCGGCGGCGTGTAGCCCGGCGGCCGCGTCGCGATCTCCGCGATCTGCCGCGCGTGAAACGTGGTCATCTGATCGGCGGTCTGCGGATCGGGCAGGGAAGCGGACGGCCCCGGCGGAGCGATGTCTTCAACCGAATAGGTCTGCGGCTTTGCGGGATCGGCAATGTCCGCGACCGAATAGGTCGGCATTACTGACCCTCAAACGTTCCGTCGGGATTGATCTTCGAGATCTTTACCGTCTTGCCGCTCTTGAGCGTTACCGAATCCCCGACCTTGTGCCCGGTCTTCAGTTGCGCGGGCGCGGCCTTCAGCGGCGTGGTTTTGGCCGAGCGCGGCGCGTCCGCAGCGGGCTGGTTCCCGCCGCCGTTGCGCGCGATCAGTTTCTTCTGCTGATCCGCGTACGAGCCCGCGAGCGTCGTCGCCTTGTTGTAGCGGTCCTGGTAGAACTGGCGTCGCAAGGGATTCATCTTGGGCGAATCGCGAGTGTCGGGATCGACGAACTCATCGCCATCTTTTGTCGCCAGCACGTTACCGTATGCCTGCCGTTTCGCGTGCTGTTCCTGTTCTTTCGTCTGCAACGCGTCTATGGTTTTTTGCGCCGCGTCGCGCCCCTTCTGCGCCTGATCCTCGCGGCGCTGATCCCGCGCGTCCTGCCGGTCTGCCTGCGCGTCCAGATGCCGCTGCCGCGTGTCCTGCTGCGCCGGCGTTTCCTGCTGTTTGCTGCCCGCGGGAAGCGTCAGCTCAGAGGCAGACTGCTTCGTCTTGTCGAGGATCAGAGGCCCGCCGCCCGGCCCGACCATCCCCGGAATGATCTGCGTCGCGTCTGGTTTATCGGCGGGCGGAAACGCGATCTTCGCCAGGTCGATGGCGTTGCTCGCGTGCTCGATCGGGATGCGTGCCCCCTCGTCGATCTCGATGCCCTGCGCCTTGAGTCTCACTGCCGCTTCCTTCGTGACCTTCAGGCTGTTGGTGTCGTTGAGCGCGCTCTTCGAGAGATAGGCCTTGACCGCTTCCGTAGCAATACTCGCCTGCGCGAACGGAAGCCGCTGGCCTTCTTTGAAAGTGCCGTCGCCATAGTACGCGTTCATGGCGGCCGTCGTGATCTTCGAAAGCGGGAAGCTGTTGGTGTCGTCCTGCGGTTCCGCGTTCTTCTTAGCCTTGGCTGATACCGCCGCCTTCTCTTCCTCTGTCGGGTAGTAAACCGGCGGTCCTCCCCGATTCACGATGCGCGACGGATCGAATGAGTAATCCGGATTTTGATTCCGCGCGCCGTAGCCCGGAGACTGGCTGGTCGTCGCGTCGCTTTGCGCGAGAGTGGGCCTGCGCGTCGCCGGATCAGTCGGCAGATCCGTCGCCCCGGCCGAGACCGGAACCGCGCCCTCTTTCAGTGCCGTAGCCAGGTCGGAAGCATCCTGATGTTTCTGCGCCGCTGCCTTCTCGGCCGCCGACTGCTGCATCTGCGCGTGCTGGTTCGCCGCCGCGCGCAGCGATGACGCGATACTCGCGGCGCTCGACGCAAACCCGCTCGCTGCCCCGGTGTACGGGTTATCGGTCGGGAACGGGGAAGGGAATGAAGGGTATCCGGCCATGGCGATTTACCCGAATCCGGGGACTTTAGCCCCAGCCGCAAATCCGGCGGCGGTGCCCTCGCTGCTCCCCGATGTCGATCCGTACTGCGAAGCGCTCGACCCGGTCGGAGTGAATGCGTAGTTCAGCGCCTCAAGCAGGCTGCTCTGGTTTTGCTGCAGCTGGCTTGCGCTTCCCGCCGACAGGTTTGCCGACTGCGCGGCCTCTCTTCCCAGTTCCGTTTGCAGCGTCGTGTTTCCGCTTGCTCCCGACGTCCCGAACCCGCGCGCCGCGAGCTGGCTTTGCAGCGTCGTGCCCGTTGCCGCGAAGTTCTTGTTGATCGAGTCCGCGTTCGCCGTGGTCGCCGCTGTCGTGGCCGGGCTCATCTGCCCCGTCTGCAAAGAAGGAATCAAGCTCGAGAACAGGCTCGACAGAAGCCCCTGTACGTTCGACTGCCCTCCCGAGTACGTGTTCGACTGGTTCCCGCTCGCTGACGAGCTCGAGTTGCTGCTGGTCTGTCCGCCCGACGCCCCGAAGCTCAATCCCATTGACGTAATCCCCCCGTGTCATCCCGATCACCACCGCGTCCGCCGCTTTCCCGCCGCGCATCGTGGCCGCGCGCATCGTGCCTTCGACCGTCCCGCCCAGCCTCCGGCACAGCGCGATCGCGAGCCTGTTCCACGCGGGCACAAACGCCTGGATCCGCTGTAACTCCGGCTCCGACTCCCACAGCAGCGCGCCGATTTTCGCGATCTCCGCCCCCGGGATTCCCCACAGCCGCCGCGACAGCAGAATGTGCACCGTCGCTACGCACGGCGAATCGCGCCCGATCCCGACCGCGCCCCCCAGTGATCCGTCTTTCCATATGCCGAATGTGCGGGCGTACGCCCTGCTGGAGTATTCGACAAACTCCTCCGCCGTCTTCGGGCTGAAGTCGTGCAGCGCCTGGTGGCGCGCGTTGTCGAGCCAGGCCCAGGCCAAAGGCCACGCCCACGCCGGAAACGGCTCCGACACGTCAATCGATGCAATCAATTGCAGACTCCTGTCAGCGTGATGCCGCCGGTCGACGCCGACGCCGACACGCTCTGCAGGTGCTGTCCGCTCGTGCAGGATAGCCCGCTGCCCGTGATCGAGGTTACGCCGGCATTCGTGATCGTCACCGATCCCCCGAGCGAAGCCGTTCCGCCGCCAGAGATTCCGGTCCCGGGAGTGACCGTGACCGAGGAGTTGGCGAGCTGCGCGTTCGCGATCGGGACGGTGGAAACAAAGCCCGGCCCGGCGGTCAGGGTAGCCGTGAGGTTCACGGCCGTCGCGCCCGCAACGGGGCTCGTGACCACCGTTTGCGTGGCTGTGTTGTTCACGCCCCATTCCGAGAAGTACATCGTTAGCGGCGTCGGGCTGGTCGCGGTCGCGACGTGGATGTCGAGGTAAACGATGTTGGTTCCGCTGCTTCCGTCATAGGAAAGCCGAGCCTGATCGACCACGCTTCCGTAGTTATAGAAGAGGAACTGGTCCTGGTTGATGTACGAATTGGCTGATGGGCTCCCGGCGTACCAAAAACCCAAATCGCTTGCCGTGCCGTCGTATTGCGGGTTGAAGATCTCCAGATGGCCGCTGATCAGGTTCGAGCCGCCCGCCACGCGGTACCAGCCGATCGCCGTCGGCGTGAACGTAACCACCTGGACCGTGGGACCGCCTGAACCCACAAAGTTGCAACCGGTCAGGAAATCCCCAAGGATCGCCGAGCCGTTCCCCGCCTGGGATTGGTTGCCGCAAAAGGACATGCTTGCGTATTGCAGGCCGGCGACTCCCCCACTCAGATACTGCAGGTTCACCGAAGTGGCGTTCGCGATCGTCGCCCCGTTGAAATACGTATAGCCACCGAACCCAACAAGCAACTGGCCAAACTGTGTTGCATTCTGGTTCTGGCAAAGCTCTTCGTATGCCTCGACCGGAGCGAGCGATGAGGAGGTCTGGTCGGATACGCATCCCCAAAAGAACAGCCCCGGTGTTGACAGGGAATAACCGGACGCCGTCGGCGTCAGGATTGACTGGTTGCCGATCAGGAGATCCGGCACCGTGCTTCCTCCGACCTCAATTCCGCGATAAATCTGGCCGGGGTCAGTCACGTATTTTCCGAACTGCCGCTCGTCGCGATTGGAAATGACGACGTCTCCTCCAAACTCACCGCCATGCAGCAAACCGCTCTGGCAGTCTTGGCATGTGTTGCCGAGAAACAAGTTGTCGCCGGTGTACCACTTCGGTCCGGTATAAGGTGCCTGGCTGTTGGACTGCATCCCCCATCCGTATGCAAACAGGGCGTCACTGAAGAGCGCGATATTTTCCCCGCTGAGATTGGCGGTAGCCGCGGCGGACAGCGTCCACGTCGTACCAGATCCTCCGGTGATTCTGGTATCCAATGGGATCGCCCCGGCGGTGCCGGTGTCCACCACAACCTGGCCGATCACAATCCCTGTGGCCGAGGCAACGGTCAGAGTGCTGCTTCCCGTCGAGATCGATCCGGTCGTCTGCGCCGCTGGGTTTACAGAAATGTCCTTGAAGTGATTGTTCAGAAACTTGTTGTGGTTGCCCCCGTACAGCAGCCCGACTGCTGTCCCGTTGCAATCGTTTTCGCTCACCGTCCAGTCGTGCCCGTAAACTTCGAGGGCGAACGCGCCCGTGCCCGAGTTGGCGGTGGGGGAGACGGTATTCTCGCAGTGATTGTGCGAGATGCTCCCGCTGATCAGTTGATCGTAAGGGCCGCCATACCCATCGGACCCGCCGGAGAAGATGCCAGGAACCTCGGCTAACCCGTCAGAGATTATCGTCACGTCGTGCATGTCGAAATGTGAGATGCCGTTTCCTTGGGCTTCCATCGCGACAAACGGCATGCCATTTTGCGGGTGACAGATGCTGTCGTGATAAGAGATCGTTCCGCCGTCGGTGAAGGTCTGGACCAGCGTGTTGTAGAGCACGCATTCGTGAGTCGGGAAGCCGAGGGAGTTTTCCACTTCGGCGGAGACATTCAAAAGATAGTGGTCCCAATAGAAGCCGTTGAACGTGTTGTGGTCCGAAACGAATCCGGTCACCCCTGGCGCAGTTTCCCAGATCAAGGCATAGGCCTGATTCGTCTGCGACGACGAGCCCGTGAAAGGCTGCGCGCACGTCAGGGATGTCGGACTGTTGACCGATGCGACCGTGCACGATCCGCCGCCCGCCAATGCCTGGTTGACGAGCAATACGCTGCGCACGGCCATGGCGCTGGTCCAACTTGTTCCGACTCCAGTCACCGCCGTTCCTCCGGCGGCCACCGACACCGTCCCGGTATTGTCCTGGCTTACACTTGTCCCTGCCGAGATCCCGTAATCGTTCGCATATCCGTTGGCGTCGAATCCGATACCCTGCACGGTGACGTTGTTGGCCAGCACGCTGAACATGCTCATGTCGTCGGCCCCGGCCACAAAGAGGTTGCCTGGCGAACCCTGAATGGCCAGGCTGGCCGCGCTTGTCGTGATGGTTAACGGGCTGGCCAGCGTTTCGGTGTAGCCCGCCGGCACCTGAATCGTCGCCGACGCGCCCGAAGGCACGGCCGCGATGGCTTTACCCAGCGCCCCGGTCCCGCTCCACGAAGAAATCGCCGTCGGGGAATAGTGCGCGCTGTCGACCACGAGCGTGACCCGGCCGATCTCCTGCGCCCACACGGTTTCCACCAGCAGCAGCGCCAGAATCGCGCGGCGAATCTTTCCCCTGTTCACACGCGGTTATTCGACCGGCCCTCATACCGCGCTCCCCCCGGACGCGCCCATCGAAAGCACCCAGCGCATCGAACTCCCGGCGCCGATGGCGACGAAAATCAGGATCGTGACCGAGCTCGCGTCGCCGCTGAAATTGATCGGGGCGTCCTGAATCCGCAGCGCCGTGTCCGACGCATAAGCGCCGGTGCCGGTCGCGAACGTCGGCAGCGCCCGGCCGCCCGTTGCGTCCTGCATCAGCGTCACGATTTGCAGCGAACCCGCCGTCTCCATCCCCGGCCCGAGCACCGTCAGCGGGCTCGCGCTCAGCGCATGCGCCGCGAACGCCACCGAGACCCCGCCGCCGAACCCGGGCGGTCCCGGCGCGCCCGTGGCCCCGGTGGCGCCGGTCCCGAGGCTCTGGCTGATGCGCCGCAGCCGGTCGTTCAGATGCGCGATCAGGCCGTTGCCCGCCACGCCCTGCGGAATCGCCGGTATCTCGACGCTCATGCTTATGAGGGCTCCGAAACATCGAAAGGCACGTCAACCCACTGCCACGAGTCCGGGGTTTCGGCAACGGAAAGGCATTTCGCCCAGAACCAGTCCTCCGGCGTGGGCGCCACCATCAGCTGTTTCCACTCCGGCACGAGCGAGCTCGGCTCGACCGGGTATTCCTTCCACTCCCACCGCGCCTGCGCGTCGTTCAGGTTCCGCGACTGCGCGCGCACGTGATAAATGCGCGCCGGATCGGTCGAGTAAATCTGCACGCGGAACAGGCGCCCGCGGACTCCCGGCGGCAGCGGAATCATCTTCGCCTGCCGGCCCGCGGTCGTGAGCGTGGTCGTGTAGATCGTGCTCAGGCCGCCCGTCTCCTGGCTGGTGATGACGTTGATCGTTACCGTCCCCGAGGCGTTCAGATCGCACTCGACGCGCTTGTACATCTTGTTGTTTTCCGCTTCGAAGTCGTATTCGAGCGTGTTGAGCTGATCGGTGCCCGCGAGCGACGCCGCCGCGATGTAACGCCCGATGCGCCCGTACCTCACCTGCGCCGCATAGATCCGGAACCCGGCGCCGCTCGAGACGAGAAGCCGGATCGACCGCGCCTCGACGAGCCCGGTGATCGCGTAAACCGGAACTGTCACCCATGCGCGTCCCGTCGCGCCCGACGTGAGCTGGTATGTCCCGCGCAGCGCCTGCGCCTCGCCCGGCAGATCGGTATAGAGCGCCACGTAAGCGGATCCGCCCGAGTCCGAATCCATCTCGATGCGGATCTCGTCGATCGTCTTCGCGCCCGGATCGCCGAGGTCGACCGTGGTCGAATCCCAGACCGCGGCGGGCGAGCCCGCGGCTTCATAAGCCTCGATGTAAACCCCGACCGGCATCACGTCGATCGCGGCGTCATAAAGAATGAACTTGTTCGAGCCCGAAAGCTGGATCCGGTAGATGCGCCCCTCGATCGGCGCCGACGTCCCCTGCGCCAGCGGGATGCGCACGAAGCGCCGGCCGTTCGCGGTCACCGTGGCCGTGAACCGCGACGTCTGGCTGTTCCCCGGCAGGTCCGTCAGCAGCGTCAGCGTCACCGCTTCGTTCACCGTGTCGATTTCGAGTGAGATCTCGCGCGCGCGTTTCACCGGCAGCGCCGCCAGCGCGATCGAGTACCCGCGCGGGATATGCGTGATCCCGCTGTCGAAGGTCATCTCCTGCGAGTCCCACACAAAGCCCGCCGCCGCTTCGTAAGCTTCGATGTAAGTCCCGACCACGCGCATCAGCAGCCGCGCCGCGTAAAGCCGGAACAGGGTGCCCGTGACCGAGAGCTGCCAGAGAAATCCCTCCTGCACGCTGAAAGGGAACTTCAGGATGGCGCGCCCCGAGCCCGAGCCGATCGAGATCGTCTCGCGGGTCGTCAGCGCGTTCCCCGGCAGATCGCTCGAGACGATGGCCTGCGCGGCGCTGCCACCGCGATCGATGTCGAGCTGCAGCTCCTTGCACTGCTTGACCAGCCCCACGCCGAGGTCGACCGGGATCGTCGACGCGCTCGCAGCCTGCCGCGCCTCCACGTAGTAGTAGAGGTAAACGTTGTGGATGACGGCCGTCCCGGCCGACGCGTCCACCGTGATCGAGATGTTCTTCGCGAGGATGCCGCCGTCCGCACTCAGCGACATGATCGCCGCGAGGCTGAATGAATACGTCGCCCTGGCTGCCGATGTGATCGTCCCGATCAGCGCCGACGTCGCCCCGTTATCGAAGTGCGCGTAAACGTTCGCGGCAACGTACTCGCAGTCGACCGCGGCTTCCAGCCACATCTTCTGGTTGTCCGGCATCCCGCAGTCTTCGTAATGCGACTGGTAAACGCACTCGATGGCCGCCGAGCCCGCATCGGTCGTCGCGAACGCCCGGAAGTCGTCGACGTTCAGCCCCAGCGCCGCGCCGGAGGCCGCGCCCGTGAGCCCGATCATGGCTGTGCCGTCGAAGAACCAGCCGAAGAACCCGGTCGCGCCCGAGACCGCGTTGCGGTGGTAGAACCAGCGCCCCGAATCCTCGTGATAGACCAGCAGGCAAAAGCTGCTCCCGGCGACAACCTGCTCGGCGTAGCCGATGTACAGCTTCCCCATGCCGTAGCCGAGTGAGCAGGCGTACGCGGAGGTCGAGTTCGAATTGAAGGCGGACCCCGGCAGGACCGAGCCTGGCGGAAAGTACTCGACGGCGCCGCCCGTGAGGTTCCCCGTGAACAGCGGCGTAACCGCGGCGTCCACGTCGGACACGTTGTTCAGGTCGAACTTATGCAGCCCGCCGGGCCCCACGAAGTAATCGACCAGCCCGGCCGACACCAGCGCGAACTGTCCGGTGAGGCCGAGCCCGTCGCGGTACTGCTGCAGCGTGCCGGTGTCCGGAGGCCCGATCAGCATCCAGATGGATTTCTCTTTATAGATCACCAGCGTGTTCGTGTGGATCGTGCACCACACGATCGCCTCGCCCTCGTCCCCCACGTCTACCCAGTCCCCGCCCTGCGGGTTGGCCGAGCCGGGCCAATATTGAGGCAGGCCCGGTTCGGTGTAGAACAGGCGGTTCGGATTGGTCGCCGTAGACCATGAGAACAGCCGGTCGAAGTACGGCCCGATGATGCCCGACGCCGCCGGCGGCGGGTCGTTCGCCGTCGGCATGACAACCCCGCGATTGGTCACCTGCAGGTCGGGCAGCGTGTAATTAAAGGTGGTCGCGGCGCTCGACGCCGTCGACGGCACCTGCCCCACCAGATACGCCTGCCCCAGCGTGCCGCCGATCGCGTAGATGTTGACGAAGCCGATCCGGGTATCGACAGGCGCATCCGCCGAGGGAATCGTTACAACGATGGTCTGGGAAGTGACCGTAATCGAAAGCGCCGGCGGGCTCGGGTTACTCTCGAGCGTCAGGTCGGCCGACACGAACGTCAGATAGACCTGATAGGTGCCGTTCGGCAGGGTGGTGACCGTCCCGTTCGCCAGATTGGCCGCCGTGTTCCCGTCCGAACCGCTGATCGGAATCAGGGTGTTGGTGAGAATCGGCGCGATGACGAGGCTGTTGCCGCTGCCGCTGTAGGTCACGGTCGCGTTCGGATCGCTGCCGGCGATCCCCGCCATGACGCCCGGAACCTGCGCGTTCGAATAACCGATGTCGGCGAACGAGTACGTGGTCCCGGCGATGGTCAGCGAGTGGACATAGCCGTATTCTCCGCAAAAGATCCCCGGCCCCGTGTAGCTGTTGCGGAACACGGCCGTGAATGTGGATCCGGTGACGGCCGTCACCGTGACCACCTCTGTAACCGTGCTTCCCGCGTCGCAGATGATGAGTCCGAGTCCGACGATGATGTGTTGCCCGGAGCCGAGCACCATCGAAGCCGGGGTCACTGTCCGCGTGCCCGCCGAAATGCTGGCCGCGATCGTCGTCCCGTAGGTGCCGTAGTTGTACGTCGCGCTGGAAACCGGCGAGGGCGAGGATCCGGCGGCGACCGTGGGACTGGCTGGCGGCGCCGTCAGGTTCCAGTTCTGCCAGCCCGTCGCCGGGCTGTGCCGCCCCTGCACGGCGCGGTTCATCGCGTACATGAAGCCGTTCTGCGACGCGAAGCCGATGCGGTTGCCGTCGAACCCGGACGCGATCGGCGTCGAATTTCCGTCGTAATAGAGCGCGCTCGCCGGGCTGTTGATGGCCGAATTGCAGCCGACGTAATACGGGCTCGCCGCGCCCCCGATCGATCCCGCGGAGTGCGCGAGCCCCGCGCCGGAGATCGAGAAGACCTCCGGATAACCGTAGCGGCCGACGAGCCGCCCCAGGCGGTCTACGCGCCAGTTCTGCGCGAGCAGGTAGTCCGTCTGCGGGACTTTGTCGACGGGCGGCAGCAGGTTGAAACCGCCGCCGAGGATCTGGAGACTTTTTCGCTGGTAGGACACCTGCCGGTTAATTCGACCCGGGCGTTTTCCTTCTCTCCCCGATCCGGTCGTTGTTCTTGCACAGGTCCTGGATCGTGTCGAAGATCGCGCAGACCCACGGCCGCTCCGCCGATGGCGCCGGGGCGTGCCGGGCGAGAGCCAGAATCAGCACCCCGAGCGCGGCAGCCGCTTCCTCGCAGAATCCCCGGTCGAGCGCGGGCATGCGGGATAATTCGACTCACCGCGCAAGTGGAAACAATTCGCGAAACGCAATATCCTCCGCGCGCTTGTCAATGCTCGCCTGCTCGTTCGCCTTGCTCCAACACCTTCGGCACAAGTCGTGATCGTCGCGGCCTCTGGTCCGATGCCCGGCGCGGCAGTAATTGGCGGAGCGGCCGCACGTCTGGCACCTGCGGCGAGTTTTGCGGCCACTCACTGCCCCGGGCCCCACAAGTGATCCGCAACCTGCGAGTACAGATCCACCCGCTGGCTGAAGTGCGCGGCCATATCCGGCATCGCGGCATCGGACTGCTTCCCCCGCGCGCCGGCCAGCATCGCATAGGTGAACGCGTCCTGCATAACCTCGCTAAGCGCCAGCGTTGAGGATTCGGACGAGACGGCGGGGAACTCCTGGCACACCTGATCGAGCGTGCCCGCCGAGACCGGGTTCGGATAGAGCGTGATTGTCCCCACGCTGCCCGCGTCGAGCGACGCCCTGACCGGGTCTCCACTCGTGGTTGCCCAGTTCGCGTCGAGCGCGAACAGCTGCCCCACGGTCGAGAACCGCAGGAACTGGACGGGCAGCCCCGCGTAAACGATCCACGCGAGCAGCGTGAACACGTGCGACGCCGGCAGCGCGTAGGACGCGGTTCCCGCAACCAGCGTTATTGACGTGTCGACCGCCGGGAACGCGCCCACCGCATAGGCCATCTTCTTCGCGGCGTCGTCCGCGAACTGGTAAAGCTCGCCGGTTGTCACCCAGTAATCTTCGGTCGCCAGTTCCGCGCTGCTGAGAAACCCCAGCCGGAACCAGGCGTCGGCCAGTGAATCGGCGGCGTCGATCACGTTTGCATCCTCGGCCGCATTGGCGGCAGATCCGCCCGCAGCTTGAGCAGCTTCGAAGTGTCGAAGGCCTCGATTTCGAACGGCACCTTGTCGTACCTCGAGCCCAGGTTGCGCGAGCGCACGTAAGCCGCGTAATGCGCCGCCCCTTCGAGAAAGCTCCCGAGCAGCGGCAGCGCTTTCGCGAACTCGTCCGCGCCTTCCATCTGTCTGCAGCGGTAAATTCCGTAGTCCACGAATTTCGGCGAGTACTCGGCCGGCGTCTCCGGCGTGTCCGCGTCTTCCACCAGCGCGAGCGGCGCCCGCGCGTAGGTCACATTGAGCACGGTCGAGTCCCCCGCCGGCTGCTGGTAGAGCGCGAGCAGGTCCGCACCGAGGTGCGCGTACCGGTAGGGCGCGCCCGGCGACGCGACCCACCGGGTATCGAGCGAAGTCAGATCTTCAACCCGCGCGGGCCGTACTTTCGCGCCGGTCACGGTCGCGATGCGCAGCGGCACGATCCAGTCCGCGAACAGGCCGTCGCTCACCGTCAGCATGTGGAAGAACGTGGTCGCCGCGGGCACGGTCCACGCGGTTGTCTCTTCGAGGCCCAGCGTGAGCAGACAAAAGAACCGATAGGCCTCGTTGATCGCCGCGACGATTTCGGCGGTCGGATAGAGCGTCGGGCCTCCCTGGTTCGCGCCTTCGTTGAGCCGCGCGGAGACCAGTCCGTACATGGTGGCCAGAGTCATCGTGTCAGTTCGGGCCGCCCTGGCCCACGCCCCAGTTGTTATTCCGCCCGCGGCTGGCGCGCGCCATGCGATGGCGGATGAACCGGCTCGCCATGCGGATCGGCGTCTTCACCCGGCGCTGAGAGAATTCCACCAGCAGGAGCTGGTCTTTCTCTTCCCTGAACTCCGCCTTGTACAGCAGCGCGCTCGCGTTGTCTTTCAGATAGACGGCGATCTTCGCGCGGCAGCCCGCCAGCAGGACCGTGTCCGAAATGAACGGCAGCGGGGATCCGCTGGTGTTGCCGCCGTCGAAGCCCGTCGCGGTATGCACGTACTCCACCACGAAGCCCCGCGCATAGAGCGGGGGAGGGTAAAGCTCGATCTGCTTGATGACCGGCGGCGACGCTTCGTTCGAATCTTCGATCGGCGCGTACATCGTGGGCTCGCTGACAAGCGTGCGCGGTCCCGCCGACTGGTCGAGCTGATCTTTCGACATCTTGCCGAGCGGCAGCTCCGTCACCGGATTCAGGATGCTCGCGATCGAGCGCACGTCCGACGGCATCGCGTAAACGTTCTGCATGAAGACGTAGGAGCTGGCCGAATAAACGGTAGCCGCCGCGTCCACGCCGTTGCCTTCATAGGGGCGGTCGAGCGTGAGGTCCAGATTGTCCGCTACCGCCGTCACCGTGTAGATGACCGAATCGCCGGGCCGGTAGAACTTCTGGCCCACGAGCGCGGTCGTCCACGTGGTGGCCACCCCGGCGACGGCCGCGCTGCCCACCGTCAGCGTGACGGTGTCGGTCCCCGACTGGTACGCGGCCTGCGTCTGCACCGTCGCGTGATACTTCAGCCCCTGCCAGTCCGTCGCCTCGAGGACCTGCTCGTACGTGGTGTTCAGGTACTCGTCGATCAGGTCGAGCGAGACGCCCGGCGCAGAGGTCTGAAGCTGTAGTCTGAGTTGCCCCCAGGTGCTCATCTTTACCTCTAATGCACCGAGGCCAGCGCGCTCTGCGCAGCGGCCAGCGCGGCGCACTGCGTAGTGGTCGTGTACGCGCCGAACGAGCAGTTCTGCACAATCGCCGACTGCGCCATCACGAGAAGCGCCGCCGACAGATCCGAATAGCTGCCGTATTTTATGAAGGTCACCACCTGCCCCGCGGTGTACGACGCCGCCGTTCCGATCGAGCCCCGCGTCACCGTCACGGTGTACGGGCCCGTCCCGCTGACGGCCGTCACTCTTGCCACTTCGCCGGTCGAGAGCGACAGGTTCCCCTGTTGCCCGTTGGTGCTCATCGTGATGCCGCAATTGCTGGTCGACGGCGAAATGCACACGCCATTCCCGGTCACGAGCCCCGCCGGAATCGCGGACAGCGAAAACGTGGTCACGCCCGAAGCCGCATCGGCGGTCAGAGCGGCGGGCGCCGCGGCGTTCGCAATCAGCAGCGCCTGCGAAAAGAGCCAGTTGGGAACTGCCACCGCTTCGTCCTGCGTGGCATTGATGGTCACCGGGGTGTCGTTTGGCGCCGCCTTGATCGTCCAGGAATAAACGATGTTGGTCTGGGCCTGCAGCGCGCCCGCGACGATCAGAGTCCAGAGAAGTGTCTTCATATTCCGCCTCATTGCCTCATGGGAGTTCATAAGCCGTAATCTGCACATCGGCCATCGTTGCTGTACCGCCGCCTGTAGCCGCCATGCCGGTATCAATCCAAAGCGTTGTGCTCAGCGTCGCGGCGGGAATAATGCAACTCAAGGAGAACGCTGAAACGTGGCTGACGCCGGTCATCGAGCTGTTTACAAGCGAGCCGCATGTCGTTCCGGTAAGCGACGCGCCGTTGGATGGAGCCCCCGACGTCCCGTACCGGATCTGGACCTTCGCCCCGTCGCCCGTGCTGCCGTTGGACACGTCTCCATTGATCGTCACGAGTATGTTTCCCGACAGAAGCGGGGTGAACGATCCCGCGAGCCCCATCATCACGCCCGTGGTGCTCGAGGTCGCGCTCGGGTTCCCGGGCAGGGATTGCGCGTAGACGGCATGCGCCAGCGTGCAGGTGCTTCCGAGCGTACAGGTCTGGCCGTTCACCGTCGTCGACGTGTTCGCGAGCTTCGCGTTCGTCACCGCATTGGCGGCGATGGCCGATGTCCCGAGCGACGCGTTCGACACGTGGCTGAGGTTGGTCACCTGATTCGAGGTGTTGATGTCCACCCCCGTAGCCGCGATCGAAGTGTCCACCGAGGCGCTGGTAACCGTCGCACACGTGAACGCGCCCGCGGTCGAGAGCGCGGTGAAGACCTGATTGGTGCAGGTCTTCGACTCCACCCCGCCAAGCGCGCTCGCGCCGGACGGCGGGATCTCCGCCGCATTCAGCAGTCCGCCGGACGTCAGCCCCGCATACCCGGAGTTGGCGTCCTTGTTCGCCGTATTTTCCGCCGTGTACCCGAGCGAGGCCTGCTTGCCGTTCAGCGCGGTTTGAAGGTCCGTCTGGGCCGAGAGCGTGCCCGTGATCGCGCCCCACGACGCCGAAGCCGCGCCCGCCGGAAGCGGAAACCACTGCATCGCCGAAGATCCCGGGTTATTGTTCAGGTTCGCCGCCACGAGGCTGATGTAGGGCAGCGACGAATAAATGACCAGATCCTGCGAGTTATAAGCGACCGAGGAGCTCCACGTCCCCGCGTAGTGCAGCTTGTTCAGGTACAGGTACCCGGTCGAGACGTTGATCTGGTTCGGATTGTCGGTCGGGTTCG